CTGTCAAACTGTAAAGCTACTGTATTTTTATCCGCGCCACTATTAAGCAACCTTAACATGGTTGACTGTCTAAAACCATTTATCCCAACATTATATGTAAAACTTATTAAGGCATTTAACATATTATTAGTTAAAGGCACTTTTACAAGTCTTTTTATTTCTTCGGCGTTTTTAGATGTTTCCATCTCTAACCATCTTTGCGCCTGTTCTGGCGTTATTATGTCGCCCATTTGCACCTTTCTTTGTTTGTCAAAATCATACGTAGAGCCAAAACCAATTGTAGGTACATTTCCACTATCAAGATAGGCTTTTAAATATAACCCACCTTCCGCCTTTTTAATAAAATTTAAAGCAGATGTTAAACCAGCTCCAGCAGCCTTAGTTATTGCAGAAATTCCCAAAATACCTAATATTATTAATAATATATTTTTATTTTGCCGCGTCATTTAAAGACTTTTTATGATCCTTAGCAGCCCAACCTAACAATAATAAACCAATAGCCCTAATTAGGCCTTGTATTCCTGTATTTACGGGTATAACTTCCGAACTTGCAGCTAATACCCCCCCCAGTGTTGTTTTCCAGTTATTCATTTTTCTTTATTTAAATAATCTAATTTTGTTTCTATTCTGGCTAACTTGTCAATAATATCGTATTTATCACTTTTAACCTCTTTTAAGTCTGTTTCTATTTCCGATAGTTTCTTTTTAGTACTCCCGTACCAGGCACCAATAAAAAGAATAAAACTACCAAGACTAATAATATAGAATACATTTTCAATAGTTAAATTCATTATTAAATTTGTGAAATTATAAAAGTTATTAATTCTTCGTATCTAATACCAAGTCTTGTTTTTTCAATGGCTCCCTCAGTATCATTTTCAACTTTTACTCCATCTAATTCAAACCACGTATCGCTACAAAACATTCCGTATTCATCAGCATTTAAACCTTCTTCATCAAAGGCTTGTTTTACTTCTTGCGCAATAATTCCAATATGTATTCTTGCTTTATCGCCTTTTAAATTTACCGCACTTTTAAATTTAAACTTTTTAATTAATCCTTTTAATTTTATAGCAACGTTTTTTTCTAACTGTGTTAATTCTTCAATTTGTTCTTTTTCGTTAAAATCTGAAGTATTAATTAATGCCGTTGTTGCGTAAACTGTATTATATCTAAATGATGCAGCGCCTAAATTTCGTGTACCGTCTGCAGTAGGATAAAATTGGGCGTTGTCCCCTTGAAAATAAATGGTATTATTTGCACCTAAACCAAAAGTATTAGTTGCACCATTACCAAAAAATTGTGCAACTGCTGCACTATAACTTATAATTGTATTAGTAGCAACATTAACTTGTCCTGTAAAAGTTGCGTTGCCCGTTGTCCCATTTATTGTTAATCTTGTAATACTATTTGTACCTAAAACTAAATCTTTTGTTGAACCACTTGTAATAACAGAAGCATAAGGAGTACTACCAGAAGCAACAAAACCCCCAGCGGAATTTTCACAACCTACTAAAGTATTACCGCCTCCCGTTGATTGTATTTGAATATAATTTGAATCTGTTGTTGTTGCAAATAATAATAAGGATTGACCGCTTTTTTGTAAAGTAACTAAACCCGTAAATGTTGCAGCGTTTGAACCTAAAGAACCGCTAAATAATCCAGATCCTAAAACGTCTAAAGTTGTTGTTGGAGTTTTTCCAATACCAACCCATCCGTTATTTGCAAAAGTTACTTTTGTACCTCCACTTGTACCAGAATAAAACAACGACAAATCAGTATCAGCCCCATTAGTAGTATTTATAAAACTCCAATTTCTCCCAGATAGTGAAGCGTTATTTAATGTTAAAGCACTTAAGCCCGTTGCTACCGATACAGTAATATTGCCCGTTAAATTTCCGCCCGTTAAAGGCAAATAACTTGATAAATTGGAAGTTAAAGCAATTGTACCATCTGCATTAGGAAAAATAAAAGTTCTTCCAGCGGTAAAACCACCAAAATCAAAAAACATAGTATTTAATGAAGTACCATTTTGAAAAATAACACCGGTTGAAAGGCAACCAATTCCACCATATCCAGCAACACCAGAAAAACCAGCTCCTTGTTGAATTTTAATACTAGATAAAAAAGATACCGAATGAGTACTAGGGCTTATGCTTAAAGCATTAATTCCTAAAGTAAAACCAAAAATATCAAAAGTATCTGTTGCCGTATTACCTATGCGCCACTTTGCTACCGAAGTTTTTAAAAACGATAAAGCCGATTGATTACCAGCCGTATTGTTTATAGCTATTGTTGGATTAGTTCCAGCCGAATGAACATCTAAGCTATTGCCCGGAGTATTGGTATTAATACCAAGCCTATTATTTGTATCGTCCCAAAATAAATTTGCATTATCTTGACTAATTAAACCCCCAGCACCAGCAAAAGGAACTGATCCCGTCGTTAAACTTGTATCTGTTAAACTATTTGTACTAACTCCCCCCGCCGTTACTGAAATACCTACATTTGAAGTATTGCCATTTGTGGTAACTTGTTGTAAAGTTCCCGCTCCGCTACTTACGTTTGCAATTAATGTCCACGCGGTACCCGTATCTTCATAAATTGCCGCCGTATCGGTAGAAATAAATAACCTACCTTTAAATCCAGCGGCAGGTCTATTTGCAAATATATCCGTATATATAGCAGGGCTGCCTTTTTGATTAAGTACATTGTTGTTAAAACTAAAGCCCATATAAAATTTTTAAAATACTTTTTTAATTACAACTAAGTTGTTGTTACCACCGCCTGTAAAATTTATTTGCAAAGTTGCATCCGTAAACTCTTGAGCGTTGCCATCAATAGCAAAACTTTGTGATGGAGCTAAAGTAACGTTTTCAATTATTGCGGTTGAAGTACCTAAATTAATAAATATAATACTATTGCAATTTGTTGGTATAGATTGCGGCGTATCGTAATTTATAAAAAATGGTGTATATTTTTGCATGTTTAACAAGTATAATATTGTGAAATTCCTTTAATTGAAGCGTTATAAACTTTTAACTGTTCTGGGCTTAATACTTCCGCGGGTGTTGGTATAACTTGTGTCTTATCCCAATAAACAGGCGTAACGGTACTAAATTTAGGCAGACTAAGTGCCGTAATTTCCATTTCTTTTGCGCTTTCTGGTTTTGTATTTTTATATAATTTATATAAAAGATAAATTATAGTACCGTAAATTAAATATTCGCTTGTTTTCATATTATAAGTTTATTATATTATTATCTCCAATCCATCCCGTTTTTAAAACATTATTAGCCATAAAAGAAACTTTAGTATATGGTAAATTAGGATCTTGTTCCAAAATTGTTAATACTATTTCTTTATTAAAGGTGTAAATAGGTGTTATTAAATCAAATTTATACACAGTACTTCCCTTTTTTGCATATGGTTGTTTAATTGGGCTATCTACTATAACTCTACTTTTAGGCTTTTTATTTTTTGCAAATAAATAAGCGCTAAATAATAATAAAGCAATAGTTATATATATTTTATTTTTTTTCATTATTTTAATCCTTGGTAAACTCCGCCGTAAGGTATTTGAATTAAAATGTCACTATTTACAGTAGTCCAAGCGTCAAAGCCTCTTGCAGCCCATTGATCATAAGTTAACCCCCATAATTTACCATCTTCCAAAATTTGTTGCTCATCGTTATTATCAGCCTTTACCCTCATTCCATCAACTAATCCCCCTGGATAATTATTTGAAGTAAATTTTGGCAACATATCAATAGGGAATAATCTATCGTTTGGCGGCGGTGGTGGTGGTGGCGGTGGTGGTGTTTTATCGTTATCGTTTAAAACAGGCCCCGTTGGACCCGTTGGCCCCGTTGGTGCTATTGTAGCCGTTTTTTTCTTTTTAAAAAAGAAAAATGCAGCAATAACAACCGCGCCAATAATTAGTAAATTTTTATTTTTCATTATTTAAAATTTAAATTTCATTCCCTTACGGGTATAATTGTCGTTTATTAAATTTATTTGTTCCCTATCTAAATTACTTGTAATAAATTCACTTAATCCCATCGGCGATCCAGAAGGAAACCCGAACAAGTACTCTTGTCTTTTACCAAAAGTTTTAATTAAATAAATTATATCAGCGTCATTTTTAACCCTTGACACTTGATATCCAGCGTCAGCCTTATTATCTGCAATAGCACTAAATCGAAGGTTATTATATATTGTATCGGCAATTTGATCCCATTCGGCTTTGCTTTTAGTTAGTGATAAACCTAAAGCAGTCAAATTTTGTTCAACTTCTACAATATTTGCAGCGTCAGACCTTTCCTTTTGTATTTCTTGACTAGATTTTAAAATACCTAATTTTTGAAATAAAGGCCTAATGACTACTAAATAAGCAGCTAAACCAATACCCACGTTTGTTAATAACTTTTTATTTTCTTGCGTAATTGCCATATATATTTATTTCATAAATCCCAAAAGCATCTTATAAGTACTATCGTCAATATTAGCCAAATAAAGCAAATGATCACCAAATTGTGCATCTTTATTACTTAAAATTTCAATTGCTTGCAACGCCTTTTCCCTTTGTTCGTCTGGTATTCCAGCCAAGGCCGTTACTGTCGCGCCGCCTGTTTGACTAGGCGCCGCAAATTTGTTTATAATCAATCCCAATGCCCCAATTGCCATTTGTTGGAACTGTTCGTTTTCTAAAATAGCTCCTAATCCCTTAGGTTTTTCTTTTTCCATGTCATCCTCAAACTCATCTGCACTTAATTTTGATATAATTAAGTTTTGTCCTTCAATCATTTTTTCCATTAATCGGTTAAAATTATCGTTGGGTTGTTGTTGCATTCCGCTTATCATAGGCAAATACCTTTCAGCCTTATTTAATTGGAAAACTATTTGCGTTAAATTATCGTTGTCTTTACCTCTTACCGCTTTTCTTTTTTCAATTAATTGTAAAATATACGGGTTGGTATTATCTACATTTTGTTGAATTGCCCTTAACGCTTCCGCTAATTTTTGCAATCCAATTTCTTTTTCGTCTTCATCAAAATAAAAACGGCAATATTCAGCCTTTGGAGAGGTTCCAGCAAATATTTTATAGTGCGTTGCGGGACTGTTTTCGTAATAGTCAAGTACGTCTTCTAACCTATGTAACTCGGGCTTAAATACTGCCATTTTTATATTTTTTATAATTTATAGTAAACTCCAAAAGCATAAGCAACTCCCGTTGTTCCAGCTGCGCTAGACAAAGAAATATAGCTTTTAGTCCAACTAATAACCATATTATCAATGTCTGGTAAACTGTTGGTATATGGATTAGGTGTTGCGGAACTAATAATATTATTAAAAGCCAAAAGTGGTGCATTATATATTAATTGCAAATCGCCACTATACAAAGTAAGAAAGCTCTTTTTTAAATCCGCTTCCGTTACCATTGTGCTTCCTGTGTTTGGTGTTGCACTAAAAGAACCAGCTGTGTATAACTGAACGGCTTGAATCATTGCATTTCTAAGGTTAGGCAAATCCGGAAAATAAAACCGTGTATTTGTTGAACCCGTTGGAATTGCAACTTCTACCGCTTCGTATCTTTTTAAAATTGGCATTGTTGTAATTTTTTAAAGTAATTAAATAGTAGGATGTTTCGCACATCCTACAAAGCGCCATTGAGGATGGTTTTTTTTATCGAACGCTAGTTACGTTTTGCGCCAAAATAGTCCTAAAAATACATACTAAACGGCTACTAGCTTTTACAGTTGAAATAGCGGCTGGTAAAACGATACTAGCAACAATATTTGCAGCACCATTTAACAACAAATTAGGTTCAACAGGATAAAAACCATTATCCCCACCATCGATTTGATCAATTGGGAAAACAGTTTGCGCGGTAATACCTACGCCGCCCTGTGTTTGCGGTACAAAGTAATGACGGTAAATATCCCAACTAGGTAGAATATTTTGGTTATTTACTTGCATTGTTAAAAACCCGTTATAAATAGTATTTAACGCGTCAGCTTGAGCCGAACTAAAAGCGTTGGTTGCTACTGATGGGTATGATAATAAAGGGAAAGCCGCGTCAGTTGAACTAGACGGAGAAGCTAAACCGATAAAAATTGAACTACATACGTGAATATCTTGAAGTTGTACCCTTCTTTCAGTATTAAAAGCCGTTGCGCCGTTGGTAGTATCATTTACTACAATTGGTAAACGGTAATTGGTTACACTTGCAGATAACTCAACTTCTGATCTTACATAAGATTGCGTTAAAACCGCTTGGCTAACGTCATATCCTTGAGATTGAATAAAACTTTTTGCGTTTTCGAATACTAAACGACTTCCTATTTGATTTGCCATTTTTTTTAATTTTTATTTATTTTTTAAATTATTATTATCCACATAATACCGCTGCAGCGCGTGTATCCATTCCAGCAATTACACCTCTACTGTTTTGTGAAGATGGAGCCAAAGCCATATAGTTTCTAGCAATTACAGGCATACCGCTAAGTACTCCAGTTGATTGCACTAAACCTAAACCGCCTACCGCAATCATACCATTACCTAAAGCCTTACCCATTTCAGACTTAATAAACTTAGGTAAAAACAAACCTACGGCGATTGGAGCCGCTGAAGCTACATATCCTTTGTAAGATGAATTTAAAGTAGTTCCGTTGATTGTATTAGATACAAATCTAGCAGCTACACCGCCAACGATTGTAAATAATGCGCTAGTCAAATTTGACCCTACCGCACCCATTCTTTTTGAACGTCTACGGCCTATGCGTTTTTTTGTTGTTTTTTTTCTACGTGCCATTTTTATTTTTTTAAAATTATTAATAAAGGTGAAAAAGATTAAATTAATTTTTTATTTGTAATGGTTTTTTATTTAATATAAATTCCAATGCTCTTAATTGCGCTTCTCCTTTTTCTTTAGGAAGAAAAATATTAAAAGAATCAAGTTTGAAATTTTTTATTAAATCTCTATACCATTCTAATTGAAGACTTTTTTTACGTGGTGCAAACATTTTTATCCAAAAATCAATTTCACTTTGTTGTACTGATCCTACTCTAACACTACCACTTGTTAAATTGTAACCATGTTTAAGCCTTAAATTATCTTTTTTAAGTACTTGTTTTACTTTTGTTAAAGTAGTGCTTTTTTTAACGGCTTTTTTAGTAGCTTTTTTCTTTTTAATTCCACTAACTACTCTAATATTAACATTATGACTTTTAGTGTCTTTATGTTTACTTACAGGCTTTGCAGCACCTACTTTTTTCTTTTTACCTACTGGGCTTTTTCCTTTATGCTTACTAGCGTAAATAGCTGACGCCTGTTTTACATAGTCAGTCCATTTGCTATATCTATTAGGATATTGTTTTTTTAGGCTTTTAGCCTCTTTTATTATTGATTGTAAAGCAGTCATTAACTTTTCTTTTTAAAGATTAAAAATGCAACTAAAGCAGCGCCGCCAATTATTAACGGTATAGTATAACCGCTTGAAGTTTTACCGTCAGCAGTTCCACCGCCGCCAAATAAATTACTTAATCCGCTAGGCTCCGCGGCCATTTCGTTTTTAGAATTAATAAAATATTTTTTATCAATTTTACCCTGTCTTATTCCCTCATTAATTAAAGTGGCTAAATCTCTATTTTTATTTTGTTCCCAGATTATAGGCATCCATTCAGCGCGTGAAACTGACATGAAAGGCTGAGGTACTTCTCTTTTAATTCCTTGATCCGTTCCTCTTTTAGTCCATGGCTTTTTTGTTTCGTCGAAACCAACTTGTTGGTACCAACTAAAAAAAACTCCCATAGCCTTGTCCCAATCTCTTGAAATTATTGCAGTATCTAAAATATAGCTATCTGAATGACCAGCGAATAGACCGCTTACCAAACCAACTAAAGCCGAAATGCTACTACCAAAAATAGGTATCGCGCTAGTCCCAGCTTTTAAAACGTCAACTACTCCAGACGTTTTTTTATTTAAAATATCTACTTGTTCGTTACCTTTTTTTAAAAAATCAAGTACGCCGTTCATTTGTGGTTGACGGTCATTTATTCCGCTTAAAGCCATTAGTGCCATATTTTTAATTTTTTTATCTTTAAAATAATTAGGTTGTTTTTTTTCATTAAAATAGTTTAAAACCGCATCGCACCATATTTCGTTTTCTGTATCTGGGTTAATAACCACAAAAACGTGTTCTGGTGTATTAGTTCCGTCATAACTTGCAAACCTATAAGCAATATCAAATTTTTCTCCGGTATTTCTTCTATAAGCGTCTAAAATACCAGCAAAAAATAAACTAAAATTTTTGCAATCTGATCCCGTTGTCTTTCCTGTTGCTAAAATTGCCGATGGCGTTTTAACTGTCTGCAAATTGTCGGGCTCAATAACATATTTTACATTTTCTTTTAAATATTTAAAAACTTTTTTCGCAGTATCAATAGAATTGCCACCGTCGAAATAGCAATATAATTTATCATAATCATTTAAACTTTTATTATGTTGGCGTAAAATAGCGTTAATAATATCGTTTGTAGATTGATCGTAAGTTATTATTTTTTGATTGTTTTTAAAACTATCAATCTGGCTCAATAAATTCATTTACGGTAATTGTATTTGATAATTTAAAGGGAAATAAACAAAATCTACAATTAAATTTCCTTTTAATTCAATAAGCTGATTTTTAAATTTATTTGAAATTAAAATTATTGCAGCGTCTGTTAAATTTAATTCAACATTAAATTCAATAACCGTTTTTTGTTTTGCTGAAATTTTTTTATTGATGTCTTGATAAATTGTACCAACAACTTTATTTTGTAGTAAAATTTCCGCCGATATTTTTTGAACGTCTGCGGTAGTGTTGGTAGGGTTTTCAACTTCTAGCTTAACTCCAACAATTGGTTGCAAAAAAGTTCCGCCGTTAAACCCAATATCTTTTAAAGAAATAATAATTTTTTTTGCCAAAATATATTTTTTGTAGCCAATCCATCCCAAAATTGCTAAACCGATATAAATTAAATTTTTTGGCATTCAAAAAAAATTAAAAATTGATAAAATTGAAAAAGGTTGATCAAAATTACAAAAAACTTTCAATCCACCAAATTTTTTTTTGAACGGCATAGGTGCGGAACGGCTGAAAGGTAACGGGCCCCCCTTTAGGGGGGGGCCCGTTCCAGCCGTTCCGTACCCGTTCCGCTCCAAAACATAGGCTAAAAATTAAAGAAAAATACATAAAAAAAACCCTAAAAATTAGGGTTATATTAATAAAAAAATATATTCTTAAATTTTAACCTTTTACACCTTTAAAAAAACCTTATGAGAAAAATTTTTTGTTGCGCTGCAATAAAAATTTATTTCAACCGCTTTTTTGCTTAAAGCAAAGCTAGTAAAGGATTCTATTGAGCGCGGATCGTTTTTAATATTGCGGTATTTGTAAGCTTTTTTTTGCCCGTCAAAAAAAATTGCAGTAAAATATTTGTTTGGTAACATAAATTTATTATTTTCGTGTTGAAAAAGGTTAAAATTGCATAAAAATACCCAGTCATTAAACCAATAGGACTGGGTATTTTATGCTTATTTTTTGCGTAAATTTTTCTCAATACTATCAAGTATTGTTAACATTCTTATTCTTATTCTTTCTTTTTTTTCCGCCTTAGTTTCTTTTTTATTTTTTCTATTTTTAATGATAATTTGATTAAAAAAAATAGCATCATTAATTTTATTTTTTTCATTTTCTTGCATTTTTTATTTAATTTTTTTTATAAACGTTTCCAACTTTTTTAATTTGATTATTTTCTAAAAGATGTATAAAAAATTTTTTGTTTATGGTAAAAATTAAATTATTTTTTTTATCAAATAAATCAAATTCTTTTCCATCAGGCTTTAAATAGCAACCTTTAAATAAGTATTCATTAATAATACGGTCAATTGCTACATAAAATAAATAACTTTTTTTTTCCATTTTTATAGTTTTTAAAATTGTTTACGATAATCAAAATATTCGTTTTGTGTATTTTTTGAAATAAAATTTTTATCCTTAAAAAACTTCAAATAACTTTTAGAAAAATTAATACCCCTATTCTCAATTTTTGAAATTTCAGTTAATAAATTTTCGTATTTATAATACTTTTGTTTTTCAAAAATAATATTTAAAATATTATTATGTTCTAGTTCTGTGTAATTGCTAAAATGCTTAATTTTAGGCTCATTTGCGGCCATTGCGTCAACTTGTATAAACTTATTGTCATCTAAAGAATATTGTATTTCAATAGCCTTAAAACCGCCAGAACTTCGCAAAAATTTAGGCTCTAAAATAAATGATCCGCTTTCCTCTTTTTTTACGCTTAATGTACTTTGCGCCCAACGATCCGTATTACTTCCCAGATGGCCTAAAGTTTTGCCTTCATTTTTTCCTGTGTGTAAAATTCCAATTAATAATAAATTATTTACGGTTGTAATTTCTTTAATCCAATTTACGACTTTGCGGCATTCTATTTCGTCGTTATAATTCATTACAATATCCAATAAACCATCAATAATAATAATACTACATTCTGGCGTATTTTCTAAATAGGCCTGTATCATTAATTTAATCGTTTCGGGACTTTCTTTGCGAAGGCAAAAACTGTCAAAAAATGTGGGTAATTCGTGGATATTTCCTACATCTTTTATTCTATTCATATGTTTATAATAATCATATTCGGAACTTTCTGTATCAATATATAGAATTTTATTGCGCGCTGGTAGTGTTTGCAATTTCATTCCAAAAATATCGTAAGAATTAAAACTACTTGCCACTATTGAAGTGGTAAAAGTAGATTTGCCGCTTTTTGGGAGTCCTTAAGGGGTTAAGGGCTTGCAAATTATTGCAAGCCCTTAACCCCCGCTTATTATAACATAGTTTTGTATTGAGCCGATATTTTGCCCTTGTATCGATAAAAGTATTTGTTCTTTAGGCGGCTCATATCCTCTTTTATAAGCGTTTTTAAGCAGCTCAATGTATATAGGCTTGTCAGTCATTAGAAGTTTATTAATGAGTCAGCTAATAGGGCTAAAATTATCATTAAAATAAATAGTATTATATCTCTTTTCATAGATTTTTTTTTAAGTTATTTAATAAGGTATTCAATCCAAGCCTTAGCAGACTTTAAAGTTTTATATTCTCTATCAAAAGGGTAAATCATATAAACTTTGCGTTTTGGATAAAAAACTATTGTATAGCCTTTATAAGCAGAGTACTCCATAAATTTAAATTTTAAGGTAAAAAAATAGGCCTAGTTAGGCCATTCAGTTAATTTAACATCTAAAATGTCGCATCCAGCAACCTGTAAAAAATTTACAATGTTGTTGCTTTCAACAAAAGCAGCGGTAAAAAATAGTGAATTTAATTCAATTGTATAGCAATACAATGTGCGGTGGTCGCCAATTCCATAGAAAAAGCGAAAGGTTGCTTTGATCATGATTTTTTGTTTTAAGATTAAGAATAAACAAAGATTATATAATTTAATTCATATTACCAAATTTTTGGCAAAAAAAAATCAGAGTATGGAAATACCCCGATTTTATCTATGAATCCTTCTTAAAACAAAAACCTAGCTCAAAAATAGCTTTTTTTCGGCATTTCGCCTATTAATTAACCCTTTTACTTTTACCCCATTATCATAAACCCACCTGTCAAACTGTAAAGCTACTGTATTTTTATCCGCGCCACTATTAAGCAACCTTAACATGGTTGACTGTCTAAACCCATTAATGCCCACATTATAAGTAAAAGATATCAAAGCGTTCAACATATTATTAGTTAAAGGCACTTTTACAAGTCTTTTTATTTCTTCGGCATTTTTAGAGGTTTCCATTTCAAGCCATCTTTGCGCCTGTTCTGGCGTTATTATATCGCCCATTTGTACTTTCCTTTGTTTATCAAAGTCATAAGTTGAGCCAAACCCAATTGTAGGCACATTTCCGCTATCAAGGTATGATTTTAAATATAACCCCCCTTCCGCTTTTTTAATAAAATTTAAAGCGGATGTTAAACCAGCACCAGCGGCCTTAGTTATTGCAGAAATTCCCAAAATACCTAATATTATTAATAATATATTTTTATTTTGCCGCGTCATTTAACCTCTTTGTATGATCCTTTGCAGCCCATCCAAGCAATAATAAACCAATAGCCCTAATTAGGCCTTGTATTCCTGTATTTACGGGTATAACTTCAGAACTTGCAGCTAATACCCCCCCCAGTGTTGTTTTCCAATTATTCATTTCTCTTTATTTAAATAATCTAATTTTGTTTCAATTCTAGCTAATTTGTCGATAATATCAAATTTATCATTTTTAACCTCTTTAAGATCAATTTCAATTTCTACCAATCTCTTTTTAGTGGCCCCGTACCAGGAACCAATAAAAAGAATAGTACCAATAAAACTAATAATATAAAATACATTTTCAATAGTTAATTCCATTATTAAATTTGTGAAATTATAAAAGTTATTAATTCTTCATATCTAATTCCAAGTCTTGTTTTTTCAATAGCTCCCTCAGTATCATTTTCAACTTTTACTCCATCTAATTCAAACCACGTATCGCTACAAAACATTCCGTATTCATCAGCATTTAAACCTTCTTCATCAAAGGCTTGTTTTACTTCTTGCGCAATAATTCCAATATGTATTCTTGCTTTA